AGATTTTCTTGCGCGTGCATGCGTGTGCTTCAGACAGCCCAGGCAGCGACTGTGATTGTGGATATTCTTTCTGCAAGTTTTGTCGTGAACGTGTTGAGAAAAAGACAGCTTAGGAGAACAAGAGCTGGGAATGGCCGGGAAGGCCGTTCTAAAAGGAAAGGGGGGGGGTCCCCCTCGACGAGCGTCGAAAGTGGCCCCAAAGAAGACGCGTCAGTTGCGGGTCCAAATGCCAAATGGACTTGTACTGATGCGCATGCTGGGAGTTCTGTGGCATGCCCTGACTGGGACTGCACGAAGCCCAGTACTGAAAGCGTTTTGGAAAGTCGTTCCTTTGAAGCAGGCTACTCTGGCACTGCGTAAGATCAAGAGAACGGTGAGCACCCTCATGGTAGGCCTGCACCGCCGAGGAAGTAGAAGGACGACCATTGACTGGATGACTCCCTTGTTGATCACTGTCATGCTTGGAATGTGCCTCACGGCAACTGTCCGTAGAGAGAGAGATGGGTCAATGGTGATTCGTGCTGAAGGGCGAGATGCTGCAACCCAGGTTAGAGTGGAGAATGGCACTTGTGTCATTCTTGCTACAGACATGGGATCATGGTGTGATGACTCGTTGGCTTACGAATGCGTGACCATTGACCAGGGAGAGGAACCCGTTGATGTAGACTGCTTTTGCAGAGGTGTTGAGAAGGTGACACTGGAGTATGGACGTTGTGGAAGGCGTGAAGGTTCACGTTCCAGGCGCTCCGTGCTGATTCCGTCACACGCACAGCGTGACCTGACCGGGCGGGGACACCAATGGCTCGAGGGAGAGGCTGTGAAGGCACACCTGACCCGCGTTGAGGGTTGGGTGTGGAAGAACAAATTGTTCACCCTTTCTCTTGTGATGGTGGCCTGGTTGATGGTGGATGGATTGTTGCCCAGGATTCTCATTGTGGTTGTGGCTCTCGCATTGGCACCGGCCTACGCGTCGAGATGCACCCACCTGGAAAACAGAGACTTCGTCACTGGGGTGCAGGGGACGACCCGCCTCACATTGGTTCTCGAGCTGGGGGGCTGCGTGACGGTCACGGCGGATGGGAAGCCATCCCTCGACGTCTGGCTCGACTCCATCTACCAAGAGAGCCCTGCACAGACAAGGGAGTATTGCCTACATGCAAAGTTGACTGGGACAAAGGTGGCTGCCAGATGCCCGACAATGGGGCCAGCCACGCTTCCAGAGGAGCACCAAAGTGGAACAGTGTGCAAGAGAGATCAGAGCGACAGGGGATGGGGTAACCATTGTGGACTATTTGGCAAAGGGAGCATCGTAACCTGCGTCAAGTTCACTTGTGAGGACAAGAAGAAGGCCACAGGACATGTGTATGATGTGAACAAAATCACCTATACCATAAAGGTGGAGCCACACACTGGAGAGTTTGTGGCAGCCAATGAGACTCACTCAGGGAGGAAGTCAGCCTCGTTCACAGTGTCATCAGAAAAAACAATCTTGACTCTTGGAGACTATGGTGATGTATCACTCTTGTGTAGAGTGGCCAGTGGGGTGGACCTTGCTCAGACTGTGGTTTTGGCTTTGGACAAGACACATGAGCATCTGCCCACAGCATGGCAGGTGCATCGTGACTGGTTTAATGATCTGGCCCTCCCTTGGAAGCATGATGGAGCTGAGGCTTGGAACGAAGCAGGACGGCTCGTGGAGTTTGGGACGCCTCATGCAGTGAAAATGGATGTGTTCAATCTGGGAGACCAGACGGGAGTGTTGTTGAAGTCACTGGCTGGGGTCCCTGTAGCTAGCATAGAGGGAACTAAGTATCATCTAAAGAGTGGACATGTTACTTGTGAGGTTGGCTTGGAAAAACTGAAGATGAAAGGATTGACATACACAGTCTGTGACAAGACAAAGTTCACTTGGAAAAGAGCACCCACAGACAGCGGTCATGACACCGTGGTCATGGAGGTTGGCTTCTCGGGAACTAGGCCTTGCAGAATTCCAGTACGTGCGGTTGCACACGGAGTTCCTGAGGTTAACGTGGCCATGCTCATAACACCTAACCCGACAATGGAGAACAACGGAGGTGGATTCATTGAGATGCAGCTCCCTCCTGGAGATAACATAATCTATGTTGGTGACCTGAACCATCAGTGGTTTCAGAAGGGGAGCAGCATCGGCAGGGTCCTCCAGAAGACCAGGAAGGGGATTGAGAGACTCACCGTCCTTGGAGAACATGCTTGGGACTTTGGCTCAGTGGGAGGTGTCATGACGTCCATTGGGAGAGCCATGCACACCGTCCTGGGAGGAGCGTTTAACACCCTCCTAGGGGGGGTGGGCTTCCTACCCAAGATACTACTAGGCGTAGCTATGGCCTGGCTGGGCTTGAACATGAGGAACCCAACCTTGTCCATGGGCTTCCTACTCTCAGGGGGCTTGGTGCTGGCCATGACTCTGGGGGTTGGAGCCGATGTGGGCTGCGCAGTGGACACAGAGCGAATGGAGCTCCGATGTGGAGAAGGACTGGTGGTATGGAGAGAGGTGTCAGAATGGTACGACAACTACGTGTTCCACCCAGAGACTCCGGCGGTTCTGGCATCGGCAGTTCAGAGGGCCTATGAAGAGGAAATCTGTGGCATTGTCCCTCAAAATAGACTGGAGATGGCCATGTGGAGAAGCTCTCTAGTGGAGCTCAACCTGGCTCTAGCGGAGGGTGAGGCAAACCTGACTGTTGTGGTCGACAAGGCAGACCCCAGTGACTACAGGGGGGGCGTTCCCGGGCTCCTTAACAAGGGAAAAGACATTAAAGTATCTTGGAGGAGTTGGGGGCGATCCATGCTCTGGAGTGTTCCCGAGGCCCCTCGCAGGTTCATGATTGGAGTGGAAGGAGGTAGAGAGTGCCCCTTTGCCAGAAGGAAGACAGGTGTGATGACGGTGGCAGAGTTTGGGATTGGTCTTCGCACGAAAGTCTTCATGGACTTGCGGCAAGAATTGACAACAGAGTGTGACACAGGGGTCATGGGGGCTGCGGTCAAGAATGGAATGGCCGTCCACACTGATCAAAGTCTGTGGATGAAATCCATCAAGAATGATACAACTGTAACAATAGTTGAGCTGATTGTGACAGACCTGAGAAACTGCACTTGGCCAGCTAGCCACACCATTGACAATGCCGGAGTAGTGAACTCAAAGCTGTTTCTACCGGCCAGTCTGGCTGGACCTAGGTCAACCTACAATGTGATACCTGGCTATGCAGAGCAAGTGAGGGGACCGTGGGCGCACACCCCGGTCAGAATAAAAAGAGAAGAATGCCCTGGAACCCGAGTGACCATTGACAAGGCATGTGACAAGAGAGGGGCGTCGGTGAGAAGCACTACAGAGAGTGGGAAAGTCATACCCGAATGGTGCTGTCGCACCTGTGAGCTGCCCCCGGTCACATATCGCACTGGGACTGATTGTTGGTATGCCATGGAGATTAGGCCGGTACACACTCAGGGTGGCCTGGTCAGATCCATGGTAGTGGCTGACAACGGGGCTCTACTCAGTGAAGGTGGAGTTCCGGGGGTAGTAGCGCTCTTTGTGGTTTTGGAGCTGGTGATTAGAAGGCGACCAGCCACGGGGGGCACGGTGATCTGGGGAGGCATTGCCATTCTGGCTCTTTTGGTGACGGGACTAGTCTCTGTGGAGAGTCTGTTTCGTTACCTTGTAGCAGTCGGTCTGGTGTTTCAGCTGGAACTGGGACCAGAGGCTGTGGCTATGGTGCTTCTACAGGCAGTTTTTGAGATGAGAACGTGTCTACTGAGTGGGTTTGTGCTTCGTAGAAGCATAACCACGAGAGAAATTGTGACAGTGTACTTCCTCCTCCTGGTGTTGGAGATGGGCATTCCAGTGAAGGGTCTGGAGCATCTCTGGAGATGGACTGATGCGCTGGCGATGGGGGCCATCATCTTCAGGGCATGCACTGCAGAGGGGAAGACAGGCATTGGTTTGCTTTTGGCTGCATTCATGACCCAGAGTGACATGAACATCATCCATGATGGCTTGACCGCTTTTCTTTGTGTGGCCACTACCATGGCCATATGGAGATACATCAGGGGCCAGGGAGAGAGAAAAGGACTGACATGGATCGTCCCGCTTGCTGGCATCCTTGGAGGAGAGGGCTCAGGAGTACGACTGCTGGCCTTCTGGGAGTTGGCGGCCTCCAGGGGGAGACGTTCCTTTAATGAGCCTATGACTGTCATAGGAGTGATGCTGACTTTGGCCAGTGGAATGATGCGCCACACGTCTCAGGAGGCGGTGTGTGCCATGGCGCTGGCGGCTTTCCTTCTACTCATGCTCACGCTTGGAACTAGGAAAATGCAGTTGTTGGCTGAGTGGAGTGGGAACATTGAGTGGAATCCAGAACTGACCAGTGAGGGCGGTGAAGTGAGCCTGCGCGTCAGACAAGATGCCCTTGGAAACTTGCACCTGACTGAACTGGAGAAGGAGGAACGCATGATGGCTTTTTGGCTGGTGGTAGGCTTGATTGCCTCGGCCTTTCACTGGTCGGGGATCCTTATCGTCATGGGACTGTGGACCATTTCGGAGATGCTTGGCTCACCCAGGAGAACGGATCTTGTGTTTTCAGGATGCTCCGAAGGGCGAAGTGACAGCCGTCCGCTCGATGTAAAAAATGGAGTGTACCGCATATATACTCCAGGCCTGCTCTGGGGACAAAGACAGATTGGAGTGGGCTACGGGGCAAAGGGTGTGCTACACACCATGTGGCATGTCACTAGGGGGGCTGCCCTGCTGGTTGATGGAGTTGCAGTGGGCCCCTACTGGGCTGATGTGCGGGAGGATGTGGTTTGTTATGGAGGCGCCTGGAGTCTGGAAAGCAGGTGGAGGGGTGAGACTGTGCAGGTGCATGCCTTCCCACCCGGCAGGGCACATGAAACACACCAATGCCAACCTGGAGAGTTGATATTGGAGAATGGGAGGAAGATGGGAGCCATTCCCATTGATCTCGCCAAAGGAACATCAGGCAGTCCAATTATGAACTCACAGGGAGAGGTCGTTGGCCTGTATGGAAACGGCCTCAAGACTAATGACACGTATGTCAGCAGCATAGCACAGGGTGAAGTGGAAAAAAGTAGACCAAATCTCCCACAGTCAGTAGTTGGCACGGGCTGGACAGCCAAGGGACAGATCACGGTGTTGGATATGCACCCTGGCTCGGGGAAGACCCATCGGGTCCTCCCTGAGCTCATCCGTCAATGTGTGGAGCGGCGATTGCGAACCTTGGTCTTGGCCCCCACACGAGTGGTGCTGAGGGAGATGGAACGCGCCCTTAGTGGGAAGAACGTGCGGTTCCATTCGCCTGCAGTCACAGAGCAGCACGCCAACGGTGCAATCGTTGATGTCATGTGCCATGCTACATATGTCAACAGAAGACTCCTCCCACAGGGGAGACAAAACTGGGAGGTGGCTATCATGGATGAGGCTCATTGGACTGACCCCCACAGTATAGCGGCCAGAGGACACCTCTACTCCCTTGCCAAGGAAAACAGATGTGCTTTCGTTCTCATGACGGCAACACCACCGGGGAAGAGTGAACCCTTTCCTGAGTCCAACGGAGCCATAGCCAGTGAGGAGAGACAGATCCCTGATGGGGAGTGGCGGGACGGGTTTGACTGGATCACAGAGTATGAGGGTAGGACAGCCTGGTTCGTTCCGTCAATTGCCAGAGGAGGAGCCATAGCAAGGGCTTTGAGGCAGCGAGGGAAGAGTGTCATTTGCTTAAACAGCAAGACCTTTGACAAGGAGTACTCAAGAGTGAAGGATGAAAAACCCGACTTTGTGGTGACCACGGACATATCAGAGATGGGGGCGAATCTTGATGTCACCCGCGTCATTGATGGCCGGACAAACATCAAACCGGAGGAGGTGGACGGCAGGATCGAACTCACAGGGACGAGACGTGTGACAACCGCGTCTGCTGCACAGCGCAGGGGAAGAGTGGGCAGGCAGGGGGGTCGCACAGATGAATACATATACTCAGGCCAGTGTGATGATGATGACAGTGGTCTTGTGCAGTGGAAAGAGGCCCAGATACTCTTGGACAACATCACAACAGCAAGAGGGCCGGTTGCCACATTCTATGGCCCTGAGCAGGAGAGGATGACAGAGACGGCAGGCCACTACCGCCTGCCAGAGGAGAAGAGAAAACACTTCAGACATCTGTTGGCTCAGTGTGATTTCACACCATGGCTGGCCTGGCATGTTGCGGCCAATGTTGCTTCAGTGACTGATAGGAGCTGGACATGGGAAGGACCAGAGGAAAATGCTGTGGATGAGAACAATGGAGAACTGGTGACATTCAGAAGCCCAAATGGAGCAGAAAGAACACTCAGGCCCGTATGGAGAGACGCCCGTATGTTTAGAGAGGGCCGTGACATAAGGGAGTTTGTGTCCTATGCTTCTGGAAGACGCAGTGTGGGAGATGTGCTCATGGGAATGTCTGGGGTGCCAGCGCTCCTACGGCAAAGATGCACCAGTGCAATGGATGTGTTTTACACGCTCATGCATGAAGAGCCTGGGAGCAGAGCCATGCGAATGGCTGAACGAGATGCCCCTGAGGCCTTCCTGACGGCAGTGGAGATGCTTGTCCTGGGGCTTGCAACCCTGGGAGTTGTCTGGTGTTTTGTTGTGCGCACCTCGGTCAGTAGGATGGTGTTGGGGACCCTAGTTCTCGCCACCTCACTGATCTTCCTGTGGGCCGGAGGTGTTGGCTACGGGAACATGGCTGGGGTGGCACTGGTGTTTTACACCCTACTGACAGTCCTGCAACCGGAGACCGGAAAGCAGCGGAGTAGTGATGACAACAAACTGGCATACTTTCTGCTAACATTGTGCGGCCTGGCCGGGATGGTGGCTGCCAATGAAATGGGCCTCTTGGAGAAAACTAAAGCAGATCTCGCAGCACTCTTCGCTAGAGACCAAGGGGAGACTGTGCGATGGGGGGAGTGGACCAATTTGGACATCCAGCCGGCAAGATCATGGGGCACATATGTTCTGGTGGTATCTTTGTTCACCCCCTATATGCTGCACCAATTGCAGACAAGAATCCAGCAGTTGGTGAACAGTGCAGTGGCTTCAGGAGCCCAGGCAATGAGAGATCTAGGGGGAGGGACTCCTTTCTTTGGTGTGGCGGGACATGTCTTGGCACTCGGGATCGCGTCTCTCGTTGGAGCGACCCCGACATCTTTAATCCTGGGAGTCGGGCTGGCGGCTTTCCACCTGGCCATAGTGGTGTCGGGACTGGAGGCAGAGTTAACACAAAGGGCTCACAAAGTGTTCTTCTCGGCCATGGTCCGGAACCCAATGGTGGACGGGGATGTCATCAACCCATTTGGAGATGGTGAGGCAAAGCCTGCGCTCTATGAGAGGAAGCTCAGCCTTATCCTGGCTTTGGTGTTGTGCTTGGCCTCGGTGGTCATGAATCGGACATTTGTGGCAGTTACTGAGGCAGGAGCCGTGGGAGTGGCTGCAGCAATGCAGTTGCTGAGACCTGAGATGGACGTTTTGTGGACTATGCCTGTGGCCTGTGGCATGAGTGGAGTGGTCAGGGGAAGCCTGTGGGGCCTTCTGCCACTCGGCCACAGACTGTGGCTCCGGACCACTGGGACACGGCGTGGTGGATCCGAGGGAGACACCCTGGGTGACATGTGGAAGGCCCGGTTGAACAGCTGCACAAAAGAGGAGTTCTTCGCCTACCGCAGAGCTGGAGTGATGGAGACTGACCGTGAAAAGGCCAGAGAGCTTTTAAAAAGAGGGGAAACTAACATGGGCTTGGCGGTTTCCAGGGGAACTTCCAAGCTGGCATGGATGGAAGAGAGGGGCTACGTCACCCTGAAAGGGGAAGTGGTCGACCTGGGCTGCGGCAGAGGCGGCTGGTCATACTATGCAGCATCACGACCAGCGGTTATGAGTGTGAGAGCATACACCATCGGTGGAAAGGGACATGAATCACCACGCATGGTAACCAGCCTCGGGTGGAACCTGATAAAATTCAGAGCAGGCATGGATGTGTTCTCAATGGAGCCTCATCGAGCAGATGCAATCCTATGTGACATAGGGGAAAGCAATCCAGACGCAGTGGTGGAAGGAGAGAGATCACGGCGTGTGATTCTTCTTATGGAGCAATGGAAAAATCGCAATCCAACAGCGACATGTGTGTTCAAGGTCTTGGCTCCTTATCGTCCCGAGGTAATAGAGGCACTGCACAGGTTCCAACTTCAATGGGGAGGGGGTCTTGTGAGGACACCTTTTTCCCGAAATTCCACCCATGAAATGTACTTCTCAACTGCCATCACGGGGAACATTGTGAATTCAGTGAACATCCAGTCTCGAAAGCTGCTGGCTAGGTTTGGAGACCAAAGAGGGCCAACCCGAGTGCCCGAGATCGATCTGGGTGTGGGCACTAGGTGCGTAGTGCTGGCAGAGGACAAGGTCAAAGAAAAAGATGTGATGGAAAGGATCCAGGCCTTGAAGGACCAGTACTGCGACACCTGGCACGAGGATCATGAACATCCATACAGAACATGGCAGTACTGGGGGAGCTACAAGACAGCGGCCACAGGGTCATCAGCTTCGCTGCTGAATGGGGTCGTGAAGCTTCTCAGTTGGCCATGGAATGCTAGGGAAGATGTGGTGCGGATGGCAATGACTGACACAACTGCATTCGGGCAGCAGAGGGTCTTTAAGGACAAAGTCGACACCAAGGCACAGGAGCCGCAACCCGGGACCAAAATCATCATGAGAGCGGTGAATGACTGGCTGCTTGAGCGACTGGTCAAGAAGAGTCGGCCACGCATGTGCTCCAGGGAGGAGTTCATAGCGAAAGTCCGTTCGAATGCGGCCCTTGGCGCTTGGTCAGATGAGCAAAACAAATGGAAGAGTGCGAGAGAAGCAGTGGAAGATCCTGAGTTCTGGAGTCTTGTTGAGGCTGAGAGAGAGCGCCACTTGCAGGGGAGATGCGCCCATTGTGTGTACAACATGATGGGGAAAAGAGAGAAAAAGCTTGGTGAATTTGGAGTAGCCAAGGGCAGCAGGGCCATCTGGTACATGTGGCTGGGCAGTCGGTTCCTGGAGTTTGAGGCCCTCGGTTTCCTCAATGAGGATCACTGGGCGTCCAGGGCTTCTAGTGGAGCTGGAGTGGAAGGAATCAGCCTCAACTACCTGGGGTGGCATTTGAAAAAACTGGCTTCCTTGAGTGGTGGTCTGTTTTATGCCGACGACACTGCTGGCTGGGACACGAGGATCACCAATGCAGATCTGGATGATGAGGAGCAGATCCTTCGTTACATGGATGGAGACCACAAGAAACTGGCGGCCACAGTGCTAAGGAAGGCCTATCATGCCAAGGTGGTGAGAGTGGCTAGGCCCAGCCGTGAGGGGGGCTGTGTCATGGACATCATAACGCGTAGAGACCAGAGAGGCTCAGGACAGGTTGTGACTTATGCTCTAAACACAATCACAAACATCAAGGTGCAGCTGGTGAGGATGATGGAAGGTGAGGGTGTCATTGAGGTGGCGGACTCCCACAACCCAAGACTGCTACGTGTGGAAAAATGGCTCGAAGAGCATGGAGAGGAAAGGCTGAGCAGAATGCTGGTGAGCGGTGACGACTGTGTGGTCAGGCCAGTGGATGACAGGTTCAGCAAGGCCCTTTACTTCCTCAATGACATGGCAAAAACCCGGAAAGACACCGGTGAGTGGGAGCCCTCAACCGGATTCGCTAGCTGGGAAGAGGTCCCCTTTTGCTCACACCACTTTCATGAACTTGTGATGAAGGACGGACGCGCTCTTGTGGTGCCGTGCCGTGACCAGGATGAGTTGGTGGGCAGGGCACGTGTCTCACCTGGCTGCGGCTGGAGTGTGCGGGAGACGGCCTGTCTATCGAAGGCTTACGGACAAATGTGGCTGTTGAGCTACTTCCACAGGAGGGACTTGAGGACTCTGGGGTTCGCCATATGTTCGGCAGTGCCCGTGGACTGGGTCCCAACAGGAAGAACAACCTGGAGCATACATGCAAGTGGTGCCTGGATGACAACCGAAGACATGCTGGAGGTGTGGAACCGGGTGTGGATCTATGACAACCCATTCATGGAAGACAAGACAAGAGTTGATGAGTGGAGAGACACTCCATACCTGCCAAAATCACAGGACATCCTGTGTTCATCATTGGTGGGAAGGGGTGAAAGAGCAGAGTGGGCAAAGAACATCTGGGGAGCCGTGGAGAAGGTGAGAAGGATGATCGGACCAGAACACTACAGGGACTACTTGTCAAGCATGGACAGACACGACCTACACTGGGAGCTCAAACTGGAGAGCTCAATATTTTAAAGCCAGACACAAGGAGTCCAACCTGGAGGGCTCTTGAAAAACTCGTCCAGAAACCAAACAAATGAGCAAGTCAACAGGAGATGATAACTCGTACGAGCTGATCTCCAACACACAAGAAAAATGGTGGGATGCGGCAACGCACGAGGCTCGTGACGGGGAAATGATCGCTCCCGACGCACCCCTCCATTGGAGACAACTTCGTGAGATCCCCCAGGTGTTTAGGGGCACACGCCTGAGGTAAGCAAGCCCCAGGGCGCATTCCGGCAGCACACCAGTGAGAGTGGTGACGGGAAACTGGTCACTCCCGACGGAGCTGCGCCTTGTGAAACTTTGTGAGACCCCTTGCGTCCAGAGAAGGCCGAACTGGGCGTTATAAGGAGGCCCCCAGGGGGAAACCCCTGGGAGGAGGGAAGAGAGAAATTGGCAACTCTCTTCAGGATATTTCCTCCTCCTATACCAAATTCCCCCTCGTCAGAGGGGGGGCGGTTCTTGTTCTCCCTGAGCCACCATCACCTAGACACAGATAGTCTGAAAAGGAGGTGATGCGTGTCTCGGAAAAACACCCGCT